CAAACGATGTTTTCACCACGGCTACGATTGATTCAAGTTTCTCAATCACGGACCAAATAGCATACGCCGCTGGAGCCAATCTCGGTATTGCCCTGGCGTACCTGATTCAAACGTCAGCGACTGCGGTAAATCCCACATGGACGTTCACATCCACTCAATTTAAGGCAGCGGCTATTGCGTCTTTTGAGACTGTTACATTCGATCTGGCAACGGGTATTGACATCTACTGAGCGCACTTATCTTTATAATGGCGGCACAGGCAGGACATACGCCGAGTTAGTTCCAATTGGGACAGAACTTATTATGCCTGTAATGGTTGAACTTCTGTCCTCGGCGGCAATGGTAGGCAGTGCGTGCAGGGGAGTTTATGGATAAAGTACCATGGTATCACCAGGGTTGGACTTCAACCAGTAACCCGTTCTCGACTTTAGGTACGGACTGGTGCCCGCGCTGCAAAGGGGAATGCGAGACGGACATGTATGCGGTTCATAGCGGTAATACTTTCACTTACAAAAAGACCTGTTGCAGGTGCGGCAGGGTGATCTGTCACGGCATGTACGATCAGGTTTGTATTTTATCGAACCGTCCTCTGCCGCCTGCAGCACTGGAGTGGTGCTTTACACCGGGGCAGGACAAGAGATGATAGACAAGGCGCTCAAAATTGACGGGTGGATGGCACCCGAGGAGCTGCAGTGGTTAGCCGAGCAGGCACAAAAGCACCATACGATAGTGGAGATCGGGAGCTTTCGCGGCCGCTCTACGCGCGCACTTGCGGATAATACTCCCGGCGTAGTCTATGCGGTCGATCACTGGTATGGGCCGATGGAGTTTATGTTAGCGCCGTGGGAGCGCGAAGCCTTATTTGACGAGTTTTTAGCCAATATGAACGGACTGATCGAGTCGAAAAAGGTCGTGCCGGTGCGCTGTAATTCCATGACGGTAGAGATAGATGCTAAGCCGGACATGGTATTTATAGACGGCGATCACAGTTTTGAAAGTGTAGTAGTCGATATCGAGAAATGGAAAGGGATCGACGGTCTTTTATGCGGGCATGACTTTTCATTTGAGACGGTACGCGAAGCATTAGCCAAGTTTTTCAATGAGAACGAAATTGTGCAGGTAGAAAATACCGATATTTGGATGCGTCTATGAGGCAGATTAGATCGAAGCACCCCGCCGGAACAGTAGGCTATATTCAGGCTAATCGGCCCCGGTTTCAAGGCTTTTTCGACTCGCTTGAAAAAATGGTTGTTCCCGGCGGTACCGCGCTAGAACGCGCTGCTAACTACAATGCCGCGCACAACCGAAATGAGCTGATTGCGGACATGGAAGGCGAGTGGATATTTTTCCTTGATGACGATCATGTCTGGGAAGAGGACGCCTTACTGCGGCTGCTCGACCGCGACGTGGATATCGTGACGGCGCTCTATTGCCGGCGTTATGCGCCTTTTGCGCCGACCGTATTCAAAGAGATCGGGCAGCTTTATACGTGGCAAGGATTGTCGGAGGAGTCGGGTTTACTTGAAATTGCGGCATGCGGCGCGGGCGCGCTGTTAGTACGGCGAAAAGTACTAGAGCAACTAGAGCGGCCGTGGTTTCGCGTAGGAGGAGGGGAAGGCGATGTGATTAACGAGGATGTGAATTTTTGCATAGCCGCGCGGGAAGCGGGGTTCAAGGTGTACGTCGATTTAGACGTGCAGTTTGCGCATTTGCCGGACGAGGCTTTACTGATACCGATGCGCCAGCCAAACGGCGCGTTTAATATCGTGGCTAAAATAAGAGAAGCGCAGGTCTGGATGCTTCAAGAGCAGGAACGAAAGAAACGGATTCAGTTGGCATAGGAGGAAAGAAAATGCCTAAGTTTTGGGTGGGCTTCACAGCCTTTACAACGTCAACGGCGATTAAAACCGCCATTAAAATCATCGGTGCAGCTTCTAAGTCGTGGGAGCTCTACGAGACAGGGATCTACGGCGATGGCACAACGGCCCCGGCCGATATTCAGCAGTGGGCGGGCTTTGCCGTTGGCACAAACGGCGGCGCAGGTACACCGGGTGCCAGTCCAACGCCTGAAAAAGTCGTCCAGATTGCAGCGGTATCCGGCTTGACTGCCGGAACAGGATACTCGGCTGAGTCGACAACTATCACGACGAACCAGTTTAACCTGTTCTCGTTCAATCAGCGTGGCGGCATGCGCTGGGCCGTACCGCTCGGGATGGGGTTCCAACCGGACGCTACACAGCTTTCAGGCTTTGTAATTACGAAGTCGAGCGCTGCGGGCACGGTTAGCGGCAACGCGTTCTGGAACGAATAAGCTAGGGGGGCTTCTATGTTCAGTGTTAAAGTCACGCGTTCTAACGCGTTAGACGGAGTGTATCAGCACGCCCATATTGCGGGGCCGTATGAAGACAAGGTAGACGCCGACTATCATGCCAAGCAGCTCCGCACTTCAGATTCTAACCCGGATTCAGTGTATGAAGTCGTTCCGATTGACTGGGTAGTAGTCGTGACGCGCGGCAAGGGCAAGAGTGCTCAAAGCGAAGTGGTATCCTGGCACGAGGACGAGGACGACGCAAAGGCCAATGCCGCAATGATGCAGCGCGGGGATTATACCGTTATTGTCGAGCCTAAGCACTGGCCGCTCAAGTGAGTTTAATTGCCAAACTTAATCAATCAAACCCCGTGGTATCGCCCGCAGCCGCAAGACCCGTCCGTATTTTCTGAAGTCCGCGACGTTGATCCTACCATAGCGAAGTATGCCGGTATCTGGAGCGAGCAGGCGCGCACGTTCAAGGCGTGGGAGCCCGGGCGCTTCCACATGTTCGAGAATCGGGTCCGCACCGGCGATGCCGTCGGGCCGTCGGTTATTGATACCCCGCTTCTGCCATATAGCCGGTGGGTTCAGCTAAATGACGTACTTGTTGCGCAACGTGTAGCCGAGCAGTATCAGCAGCGGGCCTCTTTCAAGACACTTGAGCGCCGACGAATAGACGAGCAGAACTATTTCGGCGATCTGAACCCCGGCCCGTCTGTTCTGAACGGCCCCGATGACGGCTGGGTGTCCTGGTTTACCGGCACTCGATTTGATCAGAGCATAATGACGCCTATCTACGAACTCCCGGTAGACTACCGGGCGCCGGATAGACGCGGTATCGACGTGCGCGGTATTAACCAGCCGGATGTGGACTGGATGCTTTTACCGCTTCAAGTCGCACTTTGGTATACGGCTAAGTTCAGGTCGGCAGAGAGTCCAAAGATCAATGTAAGATCAATCAACGTGCCGGATACGGATTACTTTAGTTTCGTAAACGCGCCTGTGTTCGATTCAAAACTTTGGCCGGGGATTGATAATCTCGCGGAGAAATATCAGAGCCGTAAATCAACCGCCGTTAATACAGCCGCTATCAACGAGCCGGAATTTACCTGGGCGTGGCCCGTAAACGATTCTTATACGGCAAGTCAGGGGGCGTGGAATATCGAGGAGGTAAGCCTGCGCTCGCCGGATCGCATGGCTATCAATGTTGCGCGCATAGACGAGCCGCTGTTAAGCCCGCTTATCTGGAAAGGGTTTGACAATAATACAGCATCAACCGTCATGCCGGCCGTATTCGAGCTTAACGCCAAGCAGATCCTATCCGGTAGAGCAAAAATAGACGTTACGGCAGTAAACGAGCCTGAGTTCCCGGCATGGTTTCAAGGCACAATAGCGCAGATTGCAACGCCAATCTTTCAGCGCTCCGAAAGGACTCAGGAACGGTTAAAGTTAAATACCGCTCTTGTCAATCAGCCCGATGTGGATTGGGAAGGGTTTTTAAACCTTCCACCGAGTTTTAACGCTTCGCTTTGGCCGGCAATCGACATAATTGGGAAAAAGTACCTGGCTCCGAGTGCCGGAGCGCTGGCTGTACTGAACGAGCCGCTATTTGATTGGGTGCTTTTACCGCTTCAGGTAGTGCTCTGGTACACCCCGAAGTACAGATCAGCAGACCGGGCTGCAATAAATATCAGATCAATCAACGTACCGGACACGGATTACCTCGGTTTTGTAAATACTGCCGTCGGTGGGTTCGACGCTGCGCTCTGGCCGGGAATTGACATACTGCAATCGGTATCAGCGCTGCGGCCGAGGCTTTCCGGTATCGTAGAGCCTGAATTTACCTGGATTTATCCAGTTACTGACGCATTAGTGGCAAGAAATGTCATTCCCGAGATACTTTTGCCGCTTCGCTACCGCGCTCAGGACAGAAAAACCATAGATACAGCGCAAATAGTCGAGCCGAATACAGAGTGGGTCTACAATTTCCTGTTCCCGCCAGTCGCTTTTGACCCTAAACTATGGCCGGGTGTAGTAACGCCGAGCTATCGGGCCGCTGACAGGCGCATTTTGAACGTCCGCGGCGGGCTATACTTAACCGATTATGGCTGGTTGACCGTGAATATACCAGCGGTTGTTATTGCAGCAGGGATGAAGCACAAGCGGAAGTGGAGGCGTAGCTAAATGGCAACCATAGGGCGCTACATTATCACGGTTACTACGGCGGACGTAGGAAATACGGTCTTTACGGACCCGATTATAGTCAAGCGGATCCATATCTTAGGCACTGCCGGCACAGTAGCAGGGCACGCCTACCGGCTCGAAGACCCGGACGGCAATCTGCTCTATCGAAGTCAGGCTAACGGGGCGTATTACGAGAGCGAGTCTATAACACAGAGGAAATGGACCGGCGGGATTGTCGTCGCTGCGCTATCGAGCGGCGAAATGGATATTGAGTATGATCGCGACACGAAATACTAGCAGGGGATATTCGTGTGGCTGATCGGGTCGACGCACCACTGCGGTATTCGCGGCGGCTGTATAATCGGCACCGGGTCGCTAACCCATCGCTGAGTAGCCGGCATGTTCCAGAACGCAGCGTCCGGCGGTTGCTGAACATAAATTACCTGCGGCAGCGTGCAGGCTGATAAAAGAAGCAATGCTGCAAAAATTAGAGTTTTCATGGCGCTAACATAGTCATTAACTGTTTGACAAACAAGCGCCGCCTGTAGTAGACAAACAGTGTGAGCATGCCACATATAGCATGCAAGCCCCCTAAGGGGCGAGCCGGCGTTAGGGCATAATCTAGCGCAGCCGTTAAATCGGCGAGCAGTGGCTTTCCGCATTAGTGAAGCCCGGTGATCTCGAGGTGAGATCGCTGAAAGAGTTACCCCAACTTTTTCAGGAGGCTTCACTTGAACGTTTACACTTCACTAGACGACGACACCCAGAGCTTTTATAACAAAACTCTGCTTGTCAGAGCGCTCCCGAACTTGCTCCATGACAAATTCGGGCAGCAAAAACCGTTAAAGAATAACTCTACCCGCAAACAGACCTTCCGGCGCTACAACGCGTTATCGACGAATATTACGCCGCTGATTGAAGGCGTTACCCCGCTCGGTAAAGACCTGACCAAGACCGACGTTACCGTAACCCTGCAACAATACGGGGATTTTATTACGGCAACCGACGTTGTGACCTGGGTGTCGCGCGATCAGGTATTGACCGAGGCGGCCGAGGTACTAGGCGAGCAGGGCGCGCAGTCAGTCGACCAAGTCTGGCGCGACGTGCTTGTAGCCGGTTCTAACGTGTTCTGCGCCACTGACGATACAGGCACTACCGACTCAACGCGCACAGACGTCGATGGTCTTATCAGCGCGGTATTTCTCGACAAGTTGCAGCGCCAACTAAAGCAGCAAAACGCGAAGTTTTTCAACAAGATGGTAAACGCCAGCACTGGCGTTGGCACGGTGCCTATCCGTCAGTCGTACTGGGGCATTACGCACCCCGACGTCGAGTACACGATGGAGGGTGTCAGCGGCTTTCGCGCCGTTCACGAGTACGGGCAGCAGCAGTCAGTTATGCAACCGTATGAAATTGGCGCGTACAAGAACATCCGGTTCTGCAGCACGACGTTCGCCAAGATATTCCTCGGCGGCGGCAATACTACGGGATCAGGGCATAAGGGCACAGGCGGCAAGGAAGACGTTTACGCAACGCTCGTGTTTGGCATGAACGCCTACGGCATTGTGCCGCTAACCGGGCACAGCTTCGAGAATATCGTGAAGCCGTTAGGCAGCGGCGGTACAGCCGATCCGTTGAACCAGCGTGCTACGTCGGCATGGAAGGCTATGACGGCAGCGATCATTCTTAACGACGCGTTTATGGTACGTGGTGAAACAGGAGCCCTGCTCTAATTTTCGATAACGACGGAGGAATAACAGTGAAGAGAATAAATACACGAGTCGTTCTCGATATTGAGAGCGGCAAGGTTTTGAGTCGAGAGTCGTTCAATTATGATGGTCCACTTGCCGAAGCGGTAACCGCAACGGCGGTAACGAAGGTCGTCGAATCGTACAACGCCGGCGCTAAAGTCGAAGTTTACTCATTTTCTGTCGACCCCGGTTCCATTGCAGCGTTCGCGCAGGAAATTGAGACAATGACGATAACCGGCGCACGCGCAGGCGATCCGGTCTTCGTGACGATCGAAGCGCTCGGCGCTTCGCTGGCATGTCAGGGGGCTAAGGTTACGGCGACGGACGTTGTTTCGGTTTATTTGGCGAACCATCAGGCAACGACCGCCGTCGATAGTGCTGCGGTTGTCGGGTACCTGAAGATTTACAAGCGGGCCGTTGGCTCATAGGCCGAAAGTCTTTATCGGGCAACCAAACAAGGGGGATGTCAAGTGGAATACTATGGCATCCCTCTTCAGTACGTTATCGGTAGCGACCTACGACACGGCGCTACTAGGGCAGACGGGCTCGGTCGTAGACTTTAGCCGCAACTTCGTTTGTAAGACTGCGCTGGATCACGAGGCTACGCACGTTTGCTTTGTTGATACAGACATGACTTTCCCCGCGGATACGATCAACCGGCTATTGGAGCTTAAAAAGCCCGTGGTAGGTGTTGCCAGCCGCAAAAAGATATTCCCGAAAAAATACACCATTGAAGTCGACGAGCCGGCCGGGGCGCGCGGTATTACTGACGACGAACTGCCGAAAGAGCCGTTCAGCAGGATAGGGGGTGATCCTATCTTAGTCGGAACCGGAATAATGCTGATCGACTTGGCAATCAACAAGGTGCTTGCAAAGCCGTGGTTTTTATTCGGCACGTTCTGGAACGATGACGAGGTAGGCTACACCGGCGAGGATATTTACTTCTGCCGAAAGGTCTGGAAGGCGGGGCTTGAGGTCTGGTGCGATCCGACTATCGCGGTGAAGCACATAGGCGATTATGAGTACTGATTTATCGCTGGATATTGCCGCTAGCAGCTAACAGCGACGGGCGTGTTCTTCACGTTTTCCCGGACCTGCTGGCCGTGCCCAAATTATGGAGTTAGAGCAGCTATACCAGAAGATAACCGAAGTAAGCAAGCCGATTTGTGCTACGTGCGTGCCGCCGTTTCATTGCTGTCATCCGGTAGGGTGCGGGTTAGCGACGGTCTGGGCGCGGAGGGTCTATGGCGTTGAACTCGAATACACCAGCGATAACGCAATCAGTACACTGCCCTATCTTACGAAAACGGGCTGTACAGTGGCACCGCACCACAGGCCTC